CGCGTTAAATATGTTTTATCAACTCGGGTTCGGCCGGCTGTTGGAGCAAGGCTTGAAGACCACTTTTGGTCTTGACATCGCTGCCCAGCCGCAGATCAATCGTCTCGCTGCTTGGTTCGGAAGTGTCACGAATAGTCTATCAACTATAGACCTAAGTGATGCCTCTGATTCCATCTCTAACAAGATGCTAGCTTGGGCTTTGCCTCGAGAGGTTTACCTCTTGTTGCAACGCCTTCGCTCACCGAAAGGTGAGTTAGCTGGCAAGCAGGTTGAGTTGAACATGGTCAGTACCATGGGGAACGGTTCAACGTTCCCTCTGGAGACCCTGATCTTCTCGTGCTGTGTTATCTCCGCGATTCAGTCTTATGGCTTTCGGCCAGAGAGACCGGGTCGCGACTTTGACACCGATAACCCTGCCCATTTAAATCGGGTTGGGTATTGGGGTGTATTCGGCGATGACATTATCTGCCACCGTAAGGTGACTGATCGCGTCCTTCGCCTTTTAGCCCTTTTAGGGTTCAAAGTTAATCGAGATAAGTCCTACGTTGATGGACCCTTTCGCGAGTCCTGCGGCGAAGATTTTTATCTTGGCCACAATGTCCGGGGTGTATATATAAAGACCCTTGACACTGAAGGAGCTCGTTACTCTGCTATCAACTCCCTGAATGTTTGGTCGGCGAAGACAGGCATCCGCCTGCCCGAGACGATCAAACTGCTCATGTCTTCTGTCAGGTACCTTCCGGTACCTCCAGAGGAAAACCATGATGCTGGGGTTCGCGTTCCCTTTTCCTGTCTTAAGATAACAACCAGGGATGGAAATCAGGCGCTCATTTATGAGCGTCGGGTCTCTTCCCCTGCTGCTATCCGGATAGGCGATGGGTTCGTGAAAGTTCCAAAGGGAGCCAAGGACCGCATTTATAACCCGGAAGGGTTGTTGAATGCATACTTGGCAGGCAGGGTTCGTGGTGGCCGTATTATGGTGAGAACCACCAAAGTACGGTACCGCACGAAGAGGGGTGTAACTCCCAGGTGGGATTACACTCCGCCTACGAGTGACATTGCGTCACTCTGCGGTTTTCCGCTCTGGGAAAGAGCGGTGGAATCTTATATTTTCCCGTAAGGGATTTATAAGTTGGGGTTGGTAACAACCGAGTCCGCAAGGACCTGGAGAGC